AATAACTTGTTTAGGATTAGTTCTGATATCATATTCCCAAAATCGCAATAATGGTATGCCATGCAACTCAGCCCATTTATTTTTTATTTCATCAACCTTTTTATTGTGCTTCTGAGTAACAGTTAATTTGCTTTCATCTGTAAAACGAGGGTCTGAGTGAAAAAATGTTCCGTCAATCTCAATTAAAAAATCTATTGGTGTATGTTGTATCCCCTGCACAACACTATTAAGGCCTTCTTTATCTTCCGTTATATACTTAGCTTTTGTGGTTATAATAGCAAAATCATAAAAACGCTTTATATCTTTTGCCTCATACTCATATATATACTTTATCCCATACTTGTCCAAAAATAGATGTGCAAAATCCTTTTCTAACTTGGATGTACCATATTTAGGTTTCTCTTTCTTTACTTCACTATTAACCTTTTTAATTATTTTAATAGGTTTTTTTACCTTCTTTTTCTTTGTGGCTATCTTTCTCTTAGGTTGCTTCATTTATACAGTCATTATTCTCATCTATATTATAATTAGATTTATTAATGAATTATGCAAAAAAGCTAAGACTGAATTTAATCAATCTTAGCTTCATTCTTATATACGTATTTTATAAGCCCGCAGTCCCAAATTTTATAGAACCCTAACTTCTTAGTCATTTCATTCTCGGTCATTGTAAGTGGTAAACCATATTTCTTATGAAGAATTTGCTTACGGAAACCAAATTTATGATATCTTTCAATATCACCACCAATGAAATATCTATAATCAGGTCTTAAAAACTCTACAAACTCAAAACCAAGTTTGGTGTAGATATTATCTGTTGGATTTGTTGTCCACCTTCTATCTGCAAATGATTTGATTTCATTGAAGTCATAATTCTTTATGAAATATTTAAAGAGTTTTCCACCTGCCCCAACACAATTATAGTTGTTATCCGTAGCAAAGCGATTCAAATCCCAATAACCATCCTTTTCCTTCTTAAAACCCATCAATCCAATTAGTTCATTTTCATAAAACAAACCTAAATATATACTTGCACCCACATATCCTTGGATATGGTTTTTATTTAGAAAGTCCTTTGCTTCTTCTTTATTAACTTCTTTTATATTACACTTACGAGCAAAAATTTTCTTTTTATTGGTATCAATATTGGCAATATGCCTTATTTTACTAACAACAATATCCTTTCTATTAATCCACTCACCTTCGAATATTTGAATCAGTTTAATGTCCTTCTCATTACATTCATTCAGTTTATTAATATGATAATTCCTATCTTTACCAAATTGTTCTGAGTGCCATCTAAGACCATTATATTCAATACCAAGTTTTAATGACGGAATATAAATGTCAATTTCTTTTCCGTTAAGTATTGAACGATTATTATGCTCACACTCCAACGGTTTAATAATATCATCAATCTCATCTTCCACTTTGGAATGAGTTTTAGAACATTTAGGGCAACCGTGTCCTGACATGTGATTACCTGACATTTGCCAAAATTCACCATGTTCAGGGCAAATGATACAAACCTTTGTGTGATTATTCACATATTTGGTTTTAGAATAGTTGTATTTTTCTCCATGAGTCTCTTTACATTTAGCAATAAAATCATCATCATTTAAACTAAGTTTGCTCTTTACAGTTTCAATTCCACATTTTGGACACCCAAAACCACTAAGATGATAAGTAGGAGCTTGACTAAAAAAACCATGAATTGGACATTTTATCTTTATTGGTGTAAAACAATCAATATATTCACTGTGAGAATAATCGTATTTATCACTATGAACTTTTCTTGCCTTATCATTAAACTCTTTATTTGCCCTTTCATTCTTTTTTAAACTTCTCATTATTATCCCACATTTAGGACATCCTTTTCCTTGTAAATGTGAAGATGGTATTTGCCAAAATTCACCATGTTCAGGGCAGTTTATACAAACTTTTGTGTGATTATTCACATAATCCACCTTTGAATAATCATACTTATCACAATAAATTTCTTTACATCTTTCAATAAATACATCCTTAGGCATTGCCATTTTTTGACGATTTCTCTCTTTTGCACATTCAGGACAACCTTTACCATTTAAATGGTCATTTGGTTTTTGCCAAAATTCCCCATGCTCAGAACAAATGATGCAAACTTTTGTACGATTATTTACATATTCGGTTTTAGAATAGTTATATTTTTCTCCATGAATCTCTTTTGCCCTCTTTTTAAAATTATCAGTTGTATTTGTTCTTTTTTTTGCCCTATTAACTTTTGCACATTCAGGGCATCCTTGACCTTTAAGATGGGAATGTGGGGTTTGATAAAAACTTCCGTGTTCATGACATATGATTTCTACTTTATTAATCATTTTTGTGTAAATGACATTTCTGTAGTCATACTTGTCACCATGAACCTCTTTAAATCTATTAATTATATTCATCATAATATGTGTTTGGATTATTAATAATGCACTGCTTATTATCTAATAATGGATTGTGTCCAACGCATTGTCTATAATAATTATACTCCAAAATCACAAAAATAACAAATAAAAAGCACCAACAAATTAATGTTAGTGCTATTATTTTTTTTTGTAACTACTTGAAAATCAGAAACTTAGGATACAATAATCCGGACGAATTGTGATTTCAATCGTTGATAAACCATCATCGTCATAGGCCAAATCTCCGAAGTTCGCCGTTACTGGCATAGCGTTCTTGATGATCCACTGTGAAACAGCAGTACCTGTTGGATCAAGCATTTCAAGAACAAGGTCTCTCTTATATGCAACAGCATAACCTTGACGACCTGTTACCGACTCAGAGGCAAGACGAATCCATTCCATTACTGCCTGAGAAGCGGAAGGTCCGATTGGATCTCGGAGTGTAACACTAATTTGTTCCCAAATGTAACGGCCAACTACCCAAGTGGAAGTGTTAAGGAACTGAATCTCAGTCTCGCCCATCGTGATTGTTGGTCTTGCTGCGTTAGATACCCACCACTCTTGTATTCCCAAGTCAGAAGGGAAACGCAATAAGAATCTGTTTTTTCTAAGTGGCTCATATTCAATAGGAGCCTTAATAAGTAAGTCTGACATGTTTATTGTATATTAATTTTTATTTTACGTAAAATATTATCTTGTATTGTTATTATCGTCTGTTTGAAGTGCTGATTCAATAGCTTTATCACACATCATCCAAATCTTTTTCATCATCTGATAAGATTCTGATGTTGGGTCTTCTGCTAAACGAGCAATTGTCTTAAGTGCAATTTGGCGGATATTGTCAATTTCATTCTTAATTGGAAGAATACCCTTTTCCATTGCCATAGCATCTCCTTCTCCACTATCCATGCTATAATCTTCTTCTCCTTGTGAGATCATTGGTTCATCAAAATCTTCCTCAGACAAATACCCCTCTAACAATGGCTTTCTCTTCATTTTATTTTCAGCCAACATTGCAGTAAGTTCTTTAATTGGATTATTTTTCTTACTCATATTATTAATCTAAATTATATAACAATAAATATTACACAAATAAAAAAAGAGAGCCTTTAAGACTCCCTTTTTTAAATATTGTTATTTTTATTGAACATCTGAAATTTGCATTCCACTTGGAAGAACAGCCAATGTAATATTGATATATTCCAAGTTTGGCATCAACTTCAAGAACAATTGAGCATTCAACTCAAGCCGTTCACGAGCTTCTACTGAATCATCAATTACAATCTTGTAATCAATTAAGCCTTTATTATCTTTGACATTGTCAAGTACAGGTTTAATAGCTGATTCAAGAGATTTTCCCATTGATTGGTCATTAGGGTCGAAAATCAAACCAACACAAGCCTTACTAAGAAGTGACTTAATACGATTCAAAGCACGACGGTGTGAAATTCTATTCATAGGACTTTCATGTCTTTGGAAGTTCTTATCACCCCACAAACGTAAGCCATCTTGTGCAAATGTGTTTGTAAAGTTCAAACGGCCTGTATAAAGCTCATCTTGTTCACCCAATTTAAGTGCCTTCTTAGGAGCAATTGCATTGACAGTACCACGATTCCAACCTACAGCAGCATACCAAGGGAACTTAACATTATCTGTGTAAGCGAAGTTTCTAACCATATCCTTTGTAGGTGGCAAATAGATATATTGACTATTAGAAGCATCAAAGTACTTATTCCATGGATAGGAAGAACATACATAGCTACTATCAATATCAGTATCATCAAGATTATCAACTGCATCAGATGGAGTAAACATCTCAATAACACTATCACCTGCACCTGCGGGTTTATCCGGTGTCGTAACAACGTAGATAGAATCTCCACGTTCTTCTTCAACCATTTCAATTACTTCACCCACAAGAAGTCTATTGTTTACATAGTCAATACCAGGGGTTGCCAAGTGGTTAATATCAATAGTCTTAGGATTTGCAAACATACGGATAGCAGAAAGGTATGCATAATAGTCAGAAGTCAAGTTCTTAGAATTTTTCTCAAAACCATAAGCCTCTGGGTCACGGATTACATTGAAACTTACACCCTCACCACTAACAGAATCAAGTTTGCCACGATATCTACGATAAACGAAATCATCTGTATTACTTCTTGTTGTACGATAGTAATCCCAACCATCCCATCCACCATAGAAACATACTGTGAATTTACGATTACGTTTGTCTTCATAGATAGTATTCAACATCGTTTCTTCTTCTCCGAAACGTGGTTCAATGCCAAATAAGTCAAGAGTATTACCTGCACCAACAGTTACCCACTGATAGCCTGAAATGCCATCAACTGTAACCTTCTGAGGTTCGGCAGAACCTGTTTTATACGGTGGTTTAACACGATTTTCTTCATCAGGAATACCTTCAAAAATACGTGCATCCAAGTGGAAACCAGGGGTTAATGAATCAGGAATATCATTATAAGCCTCAACCCCTTTATACTTGAAAATATCAGGGTCAATACCAACAATATCAGATAAACCAAAATATTGTTTATTTAAACGCAAGTTACTATCAATATTCGTGTTGTATTCAAGATATGGTTTATGTACATTTACTTGTGTTTCAACAAAGTCTTCACCAAGATTTTTTCCTGTAATTGCATAGCCATTGAAATGACGTACAGGATAACCTAAGAACCCTGCGGGTACAGAAATCTTTGTTTTGTCAGTCTCATTAACCTCAACAGTAATGTACTTAGACTTAGTTGCGTAATTTTCGTCAGTAGAGCCAATTCTATATGCAATATAGTTAGGCGAACCAGGAATAAGGTCACAACCCTTATATTTTTCTAAGGTTGAAATTGCGCTATCAGAGTCATTGTAATCACGAACCAACACATCAAAAGTTCCATGTGCAGGGTCAATATTCTCAATAGACACCTTAACCTCAGTATTTGCCGTATTACCATCAGAAATTGTATGGAAACGGAACAACTTTGTAAGTTCAACCTCAGTCGCAGAACCCTTCATTTCAGATACAATCCAAGGAGTTGAAGCATAACGATACTGTTCTTTATAATTGTTCATATCAAGAGTAATCGGAACTACGTCATCAATACCTAATTTCTCAGACTTACGATAGACATAATATAATCTATCCTCAATTACCTCCACAGCATCCTTAAATACATGTACATCATCAACATCAAGTTTGTGTTCTGAACTTAAGAACTCAGGCACATATTTTGTTTCTTCAACTTCGTTTTCATTTTTTACATACTCACCATACAAATATTCACGTTTACCATCAGGTCTCGTATGAGCAACAACAGTATAAATGTGACCCACTTCACCATCAGCTTCAACCCAAGTCGAACCCTTATCTGAAGATTTATGTACCTTCAACGGTTTGTTATCAAGCGGATTTACAGATTCACTATTACTAAATAAGAAACGCTTACCAACATGTCTACGAGTTAACGTAGTATTATTAAGAGTAAGAATAGCATCAACAGCTTTATGATTAGGAATTACTTTAATTTCAGGATAGCTAACAAGGTCTGTTGAAACATACTTACCCTTTTCTTCCTTAATTTCTGCAAGAGCATTAATTTCACCTCGTTTAATCAACTGTTCTAATGCGATGTCGTATAGTTCTTCAACATAAATTTCGCTTTCACCAACCTCAGGATCTTGACCTAATACATTAATTATATAATTCTTATCACCAGGATTTAATGAAACAGAATAGAATACAGTTTCATAATCACCTTTGGAATCCTTACGACTTGTTTCTACTTCCAAAGTAAAGATACCATAGTTATTAGCATTAATTGTCAACACACCCTTTTTCTTATTGAAAGAAGGATTACAATCATCAAGGTAATCAAGTGAGTCACTTGGACGAATCTTTACGTTTCTTGCGTAATAGTTGATACCATCATAATCATAAACATCATTACAAATACCTGCATCAGGATCAGCCTTTCTCTTAAAAGCAGCCTTAACATGTTCACCACGTGAACGAATTACTGCAATAACAAGAGGTCTATCCTTTGTATATTGTGTGTCTTGTTTAGTTGCTTTATCATCATATGCTGTAATACACCAAGCAGCCCCTGCATTAACACCTGAAAGGCCTAATACACGACAAACTTGTAACTGCTGTGATTGCGAAAGATATTCTTTTGCAATATAAGGGAGTTCATACTTTGGATATTGACTACCACGGAACTTCTCTGTATTCGTTCCTCCGAAGAATGTTTGGAATTGTGCCCAATCGCTAACCTCAATTGGTTGAAAAGCAGGACCTTTTTGTGTCTCACCTGCAACACCCAAACGAGTAATACCTAACGACTTCTGTGCATATGTTAATTCCATCTCAGAGAAATAAACACCAGGCGTTGAGTGAACTCTCTTTAAAGTT